ACTGGGGCACTAAGTCAGGCAAGCCGTCTACGCAGGGACCAAAAGCCACGGGCGAACGTTACTTGCCTAAGAAAGCACGTGAGGCTTTGAGTTCGCAGGAATACTCTGCTACAAGCAAGGCGAAACGCGCAGGCATAAAAGCGGGCAAGCAGTTCGTTAAGCAGCCAAAGGCGATAGCGAAGAAGGCAGCGAAATACAGATGACTACCTCGGGCACCAGCACATTTAATCTCAACCTCAACGACTTAGTCGAAGAGGCTTTCGAGCGTTGCGGTGCAGAACTTCGCACCGGTTACGACCTGCGCACAGCGCGCCGTAGTTTGAACCTGCTTACTATTGAGTGGGCAAACCGTGGCATTAACCTATGGACCATCGAGCAGGGCGAAATCCCCATGGTGCAGGGGCAGATTGTTTACGACCTGCCTGTAGACACTATAGACCTGCTTGAGCACGTCGTGCGCACCCAGACCGGGCAGCAGCAGACTGACATCACAATTAATCGTATCAGCGTCGATACATACTCGACAATCCCAAATAAGAACGCGCAGGGTCGGCCTATCCAAGTGTGGATTAACCGTCAGTCAGGCGCAGACTATCCGGTTACTGGCGTAGCCAACCCGCAGATTAACGTCTGGCCATGCCCAGACCAAGACGATTACTACACCTTTGTCTACTGGCGCTTGCGCCGCTTACAGGATGCTGGCGATGGCGTTACTACGCAAGATATACCGTTTAGGTTCCTCCCTTGTATGGTGGCTGGTCTCGCGTATCACCTATCCTTGAAACTGCCCGGCGCGCTCGAACGCTCTGTGGGCCTAAAGATGCAATACGAAGAACTCTGGCTGCAGGCTGCTGATGAGGACCGTGAGAAGGCACCGTTACGCCTTGCGCCTCGTCAGTATTTCCGGTGACGTGTGCCTAATCGGTTCGCCTCTGGTAAGTGGGCAATTTCGCAGTGCGACCGCTGCAACTTCCGCTATAAGCTGAAGGAGCTCAAGCGGCTCGTCATTAAGACCAAGAACATCAACATTCTGGTGTGCCCCACTTGTTGGGAACCGGACCAGCCACAGCTTCAGTTGGGTATGTACCCAGTGGACGACCCGCAAGCATTGCGTAACCCACGTCCAGACAACAGCTACTACCAAGCGGGCCTCAACCCGAACAACAACCCAAGTGACGGTAGTCGTATAATTCAGTGGGGGTGGAACCCTGTTGGGTTAGATAATCCTTTGGGTTTATTTGGTCTTCCAAATACGCTATTAGGCAATGGTCAAGTAGGGACCGTAACAGTAGAGACGGAGAATTAGTGATGGATAAGAAAGATTTGAAGCAGGACAAGGCCACCGCAGCGAAGGCCGTGCACAAGCACGAGCGCGCAATGCACAAGGGTAAGCCTCTGACCAAGATGGCCAAGGGCGGCAAGACCAACGCACAGATGGGTGCAATGGGTCGCAATCTTGCCAAAATCGCCAACCAGAAGAAATCTTCGCGGAGCAAATAATATGGCCAAGTTCAGCAAGAAAATGGGCGGCAAAGAAGTTGGTTCTGCCAGCGTTTACGCCAAGCCTCACACCATGAAGGGCGGTACTAATATCGACCTCGGCAACAACGGCTACCCAAACAACATCGCTAACACCCAGACGCTGAAGACACGCGGCACGGGTGCGGCTACTAAGGGTACGCACAGCAGCACGAAGATGGGCTAATGAACTACTCACAACTGTTCGAGACAATCAAAGGGTACGTCGAAAACGACTTCCCCAACACCTCATGGACCGGCTCTGACGGCTCCAGCACGGTGACGTTGACGTCTACCGAACAGATTAACACGTTCATAGAACAGGCTGAGCAGCGCATCTTTAACACGGTGCAGCTGCTTGACCTACGTAAGAACGTGACGGGTAACATGACGTCAGGCAACAAGTACCTTTCGGTGCCTTCAGACTGGCTGGCTAACTTCTCCATGGCTGTCATCGATGCCACTGGACGCTACGAATACCTGCTTAACAAGGACGTCAGCTTTATACGGCAGTCGTTCCCGAACCCAAGTACGACCGGCATACCCACACACTATGCCTACTTTGACGAGAACTCGTACATTCTGGGGCCGACGCCGGACGCTAACTATACAGTCGAACTGCACTACTTCTACTACCCAGAGTCCATCGTAACTGCTGGCACAAGCTGGTTGGGTGATAACTTCGACAGCGTGCTGCTCTACGGTGCGCTTATCGAAGCGTATATCTTTATGAAGGGTGAGCAGGACGTAAACGCCGAGTATCAGAAGCGGTACAACGAAGCGATGGCGATGCTCAAGCAGCTTGGCGAAGGCAAGAACCGTCAGGATATGTACCGGACGCCGCAAGCCCGGTATCCGGTCGCGTAGGAGATATAGATGTTCGACCCCGTTTCAGGCACTATTGGTAACGTCATGGTTATGGCTACCCAAGGTCGTGGCTCCACGCCGGAGGAAGTTGCCGAGCGTGCGCTGGATAAGATTATCTATGTCGGCAGCAACGCGCATCCTGCTATCCGGGACCAAGCTGAAGCCTTCAAAGACAGTATCCGTGGAGTGCTCGTGCATTATATGCACGAAGCTGTGCGGTCGCATAACGTAACTCTGGTGAACAAATTTAAACAGGCGGGGTATCCAGAGCTTACCTCGATACTCGATACATAAGGAGGCCTTAAGATGGCAATTACTCAAGCAATGACCACGTCGTTTAAGGCCGAGCTTATGCTGGCTGTACACGATTTCCGCGTAGGCGGTGATACCTTTAAGCTGGCGATGTACACTTCGTCGGCTACGATTGACGCCAACACCACCGCATACACTGCGTCTAACGAAGTAACAGGTACAAACTACACCGCTGGCGGTGGTACACTGACTAACCTTGGTGTTGTTACGTCGAACAATAACGCGTCTTCGGGTACGGGCTTCACGGACTTCTCCGACTTGACCTTTGCAAACTCGTCCATCACGGCACGTGGCGCGCTCATCTATAACACAACGCCTTCGGCTAACTCGAACGCGAACACCACGCTGACGAACGCTGCGGTAGCCACGCTGGATTTTGGTTCGGATAAGACTTCGACAGACGGTGACTTCACCATCATCTTCCCGACTGCTACTAATACGACTGCAATCATCCGCATCGTATAAGGAAAACTAATGCCTTTAAATGTTGCTGACCGCGTACGCGATACTACCACTACCACTGGTACAGGTACGATAACGCTCAGTGGTGCCTCACCTACGGGGTACCAGACCTTTAGTGCGGTCGGCAACGGTAACACCACATACTACACCATTAACGCTGGTGCACAGTGGGAAGTCGGCATCGGTACATACTCAGGTGCTGGCCCCACGCTTTCGCGTGACACTGTGCTTGCGTCCAGCAATAGCGGTTCGCTCGTAGACTTTGCCGCAGGCACTAAAGATGTGTTCTGCGACTACCCAGCCAGCAAGTCTATCTCGGACGGCTTCGGCCTCCTCCCACCTGCTAATGGTGGCACGGGTCTCTCTAGTCCCGGCACGGCGGGTAACGTCCTAACCAGCGACGGCACGGAATGGGTATCTTCAGCGCCCGCTGGTGGTACGGTGTCTTACCCACAGAACATCCAGAGCGGCAATTACACGTTGGTGTTGGGTGACGCTGGCAAGCATATCTATTCGGCCAACACTGGCGCACAGACCATCACAATCCCGACAAATGCGTCGGTTGCGTTCCCGATTGGGACGTTGATTACCGTTGTGAATTTTGGGACTAACGCCATAACTTTCGGCGTATCCGGTGTTTCTGTTTACCAAAACGGCAGCAAAAGCGCGAGTGCCTCACCAAAGATAAGTCCCGGAACATCCTTGCAGTTATTAAAGACTGACACAAATGCGTGGAATATACTTTTAGGTGCGTTGTCAACGTCAACCACCGCATCGTATCTGATTGTTGCTGGCGGCGCATCGGGCGGCTCAAACGACACCAATATGGGAACTGGCGGCGGCGGCGCTGGTGGATTGCTGACAGGCACTTCGACTTTGGTGTTTGGAACTACTTACACGATAACTATCGGCGCTGGTGGCGCTGTGCAATCAAGCAACGGTAACGGAAATACTGGCAGCAACTCTTCGGCGTTAAGCGTAACGGCCAGCGGCGGCGGTGGTGGTAGCGGTGTAGGTAGCGGCGCGGGTGTTGCTGGCGCATCTGGTGGCGGTGGTTCTGGCTCATTTGCTGCTGGAACAACTGCTGGCGGCGCGGGAACTAGCGGCCAAGGTAATAACGGCGGTGCCGGACAAAATAGCACCGTAGACGCCGACGCTCAAGTTGGCGGCGGCGGCGGTGGCTCTTCCGCCGCTGGTTCGGCTGGCACGGGTACTTCCGGTGGTAATGGCGGCGCAGGTACCGCAAACTCGATTACTGGCTCCTCGGTAACTTACGCCGGAGGCGGTGGTGGCGGTAAACGTACATCTGGGACGGCTGGAACGGGCGGTTCTGGGGGTGGCGGTAATGGCGGCGCAGCGGGTAACGGCAGCGCAGGAACCGCGAACACAGGCGGTGGCGGTGGCGGTGCTGGTACTGGAGGCGGAGGCACAGTCCGCACAGGTGGCGCTGGTGGTTCGGGTGTTGTTATCCTTTCAATCCCAACAGCAGACTATAGCGGCACGACCACAGGCTCGCCAACGGTTACGACCAGCGGCTCTAACACAATCCTCACGTTTAACTCATCTGGGAGCTACACAGCATGAGCCACTTTGCAAAAGTCATCGACGGCATCGTCACGGAGGTTCTGGTCATCGAACAGGACGTTGTTGATACGGGCCTATTTGGAGACCCTACGCTTTGGGTGCAGACCTCGTATAACACCTATGGCGGTCAACATCCTGAAGGCCGTCCGCTGCGTAAAAACTACGCGGGTATCGGTTATACCTACGACGCTGTGCGCGATGCGTTTTATGCGCCACAGCCATTTGCGTCATGGACGTTGAACGAAGACACTTGCCTGTGGGGTGCACCGGCACCATACCCAGACGACGGCAAACCCTACTATTGGGACGAGGCCACGCTGGCTTGGGTAGAAGTCGTACAGCCTGAAGGAGCTTAACTATGACCGACCCCCGTTGGCTTATAATTGCCGAGAAACTTGTAGGTACCAAGGAAATCCCCGGTCCTGCACATAGCAAAGTTATTCAGGGCTGGCTCTCTAAACTACGTGCTTGGTGGCGCGATGATGAGACCCCTTGGTGCGGCGTGTTTGTTGCGCACTGCATGGCTGAAGCCGGTCTGCCTTACCCTAAGTATTACATGCGCGCTAAGGCTTGGTCGGACTACGGCTCGCTACTACGTCGTGACCGCGTAGCTCCCGGAGCTATTCTTGTCTTTGACCGTGCAGGTGGCGGGCATGTGGGCTTCTATGTAGGTGAAGACACTGGGCATTATTATGTGCTTGGCGGTAACCAAGGTAATGCTGTAAACATAATGAAGCTTGGTAAAAGCCGTCTTGTCGCATGCCGCTGGCCTAAAGATGAGCCGGTGCTTGGCAAGTATGTTTTTATGAAGGGCGGAAAAGTCTCCGCAAACGAAGCATAAGGAGTTTATTATGGATAAGAACGAAGTCTACGGTGTAGTACGCACCATTCTCGCTGCAGCTGGCGGTGTCCTCGTAGGTAAGGGTTATATCGACTCTGAAACTGCCGTGGCTATTGCCGGTGCTGTTGCCACTATCGTCGCTGCTGTTTGGTCGGTTAAGTCCAAGCGTGTCGCTGCCCAAGACTAAGAAAGTTACGTACTGACCCACTGAAGAAAGGAGGGGATAAGGCATGTTCGGTTTCTCTCCTTTCTCAGGGTCAGCATTTTCCGATATCAAAGAAACTAACCGGGTAGCCGTAGAGCTAACCGGGTTTACGCTTGACGTCATCGACGACGGTGTAGGCGTATCTGCGGGCGGTAGTATAACCGTAGACCCTAATGACGATATTGGTACGGGCCAGATTGGCACACCGTTTATAAGTGGTGACGCCAACGTCTCTGCGGTAGCGGTAACTGCGCAAGCTGCACTTGGCTCCGTGCTTATACAAGCAAAAGCTACCACCGCTCTTACTTCCGTATCTGCCGAAGGTCTGGTGGGCACGGCTAACGCCGTCGTTAATACAGCCGCAGCGGTATCCGGCTTAACTGCATCAGGTGCAATTGGTTCGGTAACTACTTCGGGTATTGCAAAAGTAACCGTGACAGGGCTGCAAGCCACTGCTTCTCTCGCCTCTGTATCCATACTTCTCTCGCAACGCGTACGCGTAACGGGCTTAACAGCTACCGGTCAGGTAGGAACCACTAGCGTAGTAGCCAGTTGTAAAGTCTTCCTCACTGGTGTACAAGCCGCAGGATTAGTCACAACTCCGTTAGTATGGAGCGTTATTAACGATAACCAAACACCAAACTGGGTGCCGGTCAATGACACTCAAAGTAGCAACTGGACGCAAGTGAACGACGGCAATGCCGTAGTGTGGGTGCAGATACCGACGTAAGGAACGAAGATGCCAAGTACATACAGCAACCTTAAAATTCAGCTAATGGCAACGGGTGAGAACAACACCTCATGGGGTGACGTCACTAACGTCAACCTCGGCACTGCACTAGAAGAAGCTATCGTCGGTTCTGCTGATGTTACTTTCTCCAGCGGCAACGTCACGCTGACGCTCACCAACACCAACGCATCTCAGACGGCGCGTAACTTACGTCTACGTTGCACAGGGACAACTGGCGGGTCAACTCGCAACCTCGTAGTTCCTTCGATTGAGAAACCGTACATTATTCAGAACGAGTGCGCGGACAGCATCCTTGTTAAGACTGCGGCTGGTACCGGCGTCACCGTACCCGCAGCTTCTACGACTTGGGTCTACAGCGACGGCGTTAATGTTGTTAGTGCTCTTTCCTACGCGCCGTCCCTAAGCGCTACAGACGTGGTCGCAATTAACGGCATAATTGGTGGCCTGACTACAGTAAACCTCACGTCTACAAATATAAACGCTACGACGGCGGTGCTTACAAACCTGACGTCTACAAATGTTGCCTCTACGAACGTCAACGCCACAACTGCGATACTTACGAACCTGACGTCTACGAACGCTACGACCACAAACTTAACTGCTACGACAGTACTAGACGCAGGCACCATAGGTGCAGCGGCTCCCGGTTTCCGTGGTCTACCGCAGAACGCCCGGACCGGCGCTTACACGCTGGCGTTGTCTGATGCAGGCAAGCAGGTTTCCAACACGACCGGCGGCTGGGTTATTCCGGCTAACGGTTCGGTAGCCTTTCCCATCGGCACAGCAATCGCCCTATATAACGACAGCGGCAGTAACCAGACAATCAGCATCACGACAGACACGCTACGTCAGGCAGGGACTGCGAACACAGGCTCGCGTACTCTCGCTCAATATGGCCTAGCAACGTGCGTCAAAGTTGCCTCTACTACGTGGGTAATCAGCGGCGCGGGTCTCAGCTAATGACCGGGATTATATGCGCACTGGCTGGGAGTGGCGGGTCGGTATATGTAGGAGCCGCAACGGTAACTGTTGGGTTCGCGTCTGCTGGCGGTTTCAGTAGCTACGGTAAGGGCGGCGGCGGCCAAGGCAGCGTCACGCCAACGACATGGGCAAACAGCGGCTTGACTATTGATACGCTTAAAGACGTTTATAGTTCTGGCGTGCCAGCGTGGTTAGATTTCACGGTTATTGGAAGCGCGCCTAATTCTGGATGGGAAACACTGACTGTCGGGGGAACCACGATAAACCGCGTTGACGGCTCGTATACTAACAATGGGTCAACGACGACATGGATATTTAATGGCGCGCCCGTCGTATTCGGCACAACTGTTGGCGCTACGAGGTCAATCGTATGGGCATAACAATCTTCTACCCAGCAAACGAAGCTGAATGGTACGCCAAGGGTACGCTCGAGGACGGCACCTATTTTGAGGTGCCCGCTGTGTTTAATCTAGATGGCACTTGCGATACTGTAGCTACAGATGCAAAAGTGCAGTTTCTAATCTTTGCCTTGAGTGAAAAAAGCTAATGCCATTCATCAAGCTCCAGTTTAAACCCGGCGTGAACCGCGACCAGACCAACTACTCGAACGAGGGTGGCTGGTTTGAGTGCGACAAAATCAGGTTCCGTTCTGGTTACCCTGAGAAGCTTGGCGGCTGGCAGCGTTCTGCCCCCAGTGACTTCGTCGGCTACTGCCGTCAGATGTTGAACTGGATTACGACATACAACGATGACATGCTCGCCATGGGCACTAACGCTAAAGTCTATATCGAGATTGCCGGTAACTTCTATGACATCACACCACTACGTGATACCGACCCAGTGCTTTCTAGCACAGTTACCAACAACTGCATAAACACGACGAACGCCACCACAACTATTACTGTTAACCTTGGGGCTACTGCGCATGGTGCGCAGACTGGTGACTACGTAGTTATTGCAGGTGTTACCGGCTCCGGTAGTCCATCCGCTATTGGCGGCATCCCCATTACCGAGATTAACGGCACCTACGAGATAACCCGCGTAGACAATTTCATATTTACCTACACAGTTAGCACAGCTGCTACGTCAACTGTTTCCGCCGCAGGCGGCACTGCTATAGACCTGTCTTTCCAGATTAGCCCCGGTAACGCAATAACGGTCGGCGGGTATGGGTGGAACGTAGGTACATGGAGTCGTGGTGATTGGGGTACAGGTACTATTACTCCTGTGTTCCTGCCGCAACGCGACTGGTGGTTTGATAACTTCGATAACGACCTCGTTATGAATATCCGTAACGGCGAAGGCTACTGGTGGGTGCGCGGCACTACGGAAGACCCCGGCCCTGCTTTGTCTACGCCAGCTATCCGACTTGCAGATTACGCTGATGACGAAGGGTTCGACCCTAATGCTGTTCCGGCACAGATTATGCAGTTGCTGGTATCGCAGCAAGACCGCCACTTGATTGCATTTGGTGCGGTACCGTTTGGCTCTACGAGCATAACAGACTTTGACCCGCTACTTATCCGCTGGGCTGACCAAGACACGCCGGGTGACTGGACTCCTACACAGACTAACACTGCAGGTGACCTTCGGGTTTCACGTGGCTCGCGTATCGTACGGGCACTGCCTACTCGGCAGGAAATCTTGGTCTGGACTGACACCCACCTTTTCACCCTGCAGTTTCTCGGCACCTCAGACGTGTTCGGGCTTCAGGAGTATGCCGATAACATATCAGTTATGTCGCCTCGCGCCATGGCATCCGCTGCTAACATTACGTACTGGATGGGGCAAGACAAGTTCTATGCCTATACAGGTCGCGTCGAGACACTGCCATGCTCACTGCGTAACCACGTGTTCAACAACTTCAACATCAACCAAGCAGACCAAGTGGTGTGTGGTACTAACGAGCGTTGGAACGAGATATGGTGGTTCTACCCAACCGAGCAGAGCGACTATAACGATGCCTATGTTGTCTATAACCACCTTGAGCGCATCTGGTATTACGGCACTATAGACCGCACTGCATGGCTCGACACCGCGCTGCGGAACTACCCGCAAGCGACCAACACTCCGGGCGGCACAGACGCAGGTGTACTGTATATTCATGAGTTTGGTGTTAACGACGACGCACTGCCTATGGACAGCTATATCCAATCGTCGGACTTCGACCTCGAGGACGGCGACCAGTTCATGCTAACTCGGCGTATACTACCTGACATTAACTTCAGTGGTTCGGTAGCTGATAACCCAGAAGTCACACTGCAAATACGCCCACGGAACTTTCCGGGGTCTAGCTTCTCTGGTGACGCCGCCGATACACAACGCGTTATAGAAACGTCGGTAAACCAGTATACGGACCAGATATTTGTCCGTGCCCGTGCACGTCAGATGGCACTTAAAATCCAGTCGGATACTCTCGGTGTTAACTGGCAGCTTGGCGCACCGCGCTTGGACGCTCGCCCAGATGGACGTCGCTAATGGCACTTGATAAGTTCCGCGC